CGATTCGGCGGAGTTCATTTTAGCCCACACGCAGCACGACGTGGCCGTGCAGGAGTGCTTGCTCAGCTTGCCGCACTCCGTTTCCAGCTCGGCCGGTTTGCCTAAATGCGATTTGCAAAACCCGGCTTTCAGCTTTGCATCCAGTGGCTCGGCCTGGTCTTGAGCCATGGTGTCAAACGTTTCCACGACGACCGTTCTCGTGTTGGGACCCGTTGACCCAATGGCATCGTTCTCGGTGATGTCCGTCCCTTGCTGCACGTGCATAATTTGCTGATACACCAGCGCGCCAATGATCACAACCACCACGGTGGATATGGCGGCAATGTTTTCTATGAAGTACTGGCCGAAGCGTTCCGCCAGTTCAACTAAATTGATGCCATTGCCATTGCTTGGCCGATCGGCGTTCATTGTGTTTACTGCAAAAAAAAAATAGTATATACTGTGCATATTTTATTTATCTGGGTTGGTTTGATTTGGGTTGGTTTGATTTGGGTTGGTTTGATTTATTGATGGATGGATATACCATTCGGGCGCGGTCCGGTTCTTCTTCCAGGCGGCAATGCGCCGTTTTTCGGGCGACATGTAGTATGCCCGATACGACTCCACTGCATTGCCGCTGCGAGCCTTGTATTCATCCGGCATCGCCAGCGCAAAGGGCGTGAGTCCCGCACGCGGGCACGGAAAGAGCTCGTCGCGCGGCACGTGGCGTCGCAGCAACTGGGCAACGGCATACGACCGATGCATTTTAGTTTCGGGGTGGCCGTAACGGAAACGCCACTCCTCGTGCAGCGCCTCCACGAGATCCAGCGTCCAGATGAAGTTGTCGCGCGATTCACGCACCCAGATGCTGACGGGGTGGTTCAAATGCGCTATTTTATAAATTTGGTCCTTGATCGGCGTGTCGGGGACCAGGACGCGCATCGCTGTGCACAGCATTTGCACCGCCTCCAACAGGATTTTGCTGACGTGCTTGTCCATGTAGGCTTCGGCGGCTTCGGTCGGGATCAACGAGAGAATGAACAGATTCATTGTTACAGTGAACAAGATAACATGATGCATTGGTTTCAAATGCTAAATTGAAATCAATTTTTTTAAATGATGCGTGATTTTTTAATATCGCATTATTGTATTATTGCATCATTATCATTATGTCGTTGAAAACACTGAAACGGTGTTCGCGCAAGGCATATAATGCAGGCGAGTGTTACAATTTTCAGGCACTGGGGTGCGACGTGCTGAACAAAAACAAAAAGACAAAGAAACGGACCGCTCTTTTTTTTAAAAGTGTCCGAGAGAGAGAAGCATACGCAAAATCCAAACCCGGCAAACGCGCATTGAGCCGGTGTGATAGGATTCGCCGGTATTCGGTTGTGAGCGCAACCCGCGGCGGGAAACCCATAAAGTCTCGGGCACATTAAGGGAACTTGCATTATTTAAGCGGATGCATTAGGACGCATTAGGGGGTCAAAAGCTAATTTGAAATCAATTTTTTTAAATTTTAAGTGCATACATATGTTTCACATAATGCACATGAATGTGAAATATTTTGACCATTCATAATAATTTGCGAACTGCGATTCGCAGCACATCATTATAATTGCGACCCACAGGCTTGATTGACACGTGCCGTTCGTTCAAATTGCGCATAATTGTGTCATAATCAATGCATCCATGTGTGTACACATACCGAAAACATTTTTCTTCAATATATTGCGCAGGTGCGCTGCATTTTTACAAATTGGTTGCTATGTATTTCATTATATCTATGTCATGATACCGGTTGTTGCTTCTATTTCTAAAAAGTATGTATTCCTTTAATTTATCATTTGCGTTGTTGTGCATGTTTTTCAAAAAATGATCTTCGGTCGTGAATACCACTTTGGTCAAATGGGTTAATGTGTATTCCGTATGTTTGCGAATGAAGTCGCCAATGGAAACATCATCCACCGCTGAATCATCGTACAAATGCAACCCATCCATCAATAAAGCGAATGCGTTTTTAGAAAGAATCATGCATGTGCCCGATGCGTAGTTTAAATTTGCAAACCGATTGTCAATTATGCCATAATCTGGACTGGTGGATCCATCTGCAATGTGCATCCACAATCCACCATAATTCATGGGATTGTTATTGTTAGTCAATTCATTCAATTCATTGCACAAATTATCAAAATTCACAATTGAACTGGCGTTGGGTCGCACAACGTAATCATAGTTTCTAAATTCATCCCTGAAAAACTCAAATGCTTTGATCGTCTTGTGCTGTCCGGGAATAAATGTTTCAATCCCTTTTATCTGCAAAATATTGGTTTCAGAGTCATATTCATATTCATTTTCAATGTCCGAAAATAAATAATACACTGTTTTCACATTTGTGTATTTTTTGTAATGTTCGTTTGTTATTGCGTACATTTCATTGTAAATTGGCGTGTTTGAATGCAATACTAAATTTAAAATTTGCATAATTCTGGTTTTGTTAATCACACTGTCACTTACAATTTATTCTATAATAAAAAATGGGGGTAAACGCGATTCATAAACCCGCAAAATGCACCAAACTCAAACTCATTATGGCGCGCCGTGCACCTCGTCGTGGCACCGGGTACATAACGCCATCAAGTTTGCCACGTGGTTTTTCGGCACGTGTCCAATGTAATTCTGGCTGTCGGCATCCTTTTGCGGCAGCAAGTGGTGCACCTCTTGCGCTAATTCTGAACAACATCGCTCGCACACGCCCTTCAGCTTGCGCGCGTTGAAATGCGACGGCTCAAACGACAGGATGCCGATGTCGGACGGCGGCGCCCTGTGCCGCAGGCGCACCGCATTCGCGAATTCCAAAAACGCGTCGGGCAAGTGCAGCGATTTGCAGACCTCCAGGCCGTACATGCTGGCGCCGGGTCCGTCCGCCAGCTTGCGACTGTAAATTAAGGTGTCTTTGCTCTTGTCATACGCCACCGTCAAGTGCTTCATGCACATCTTAGTTAATAGGCGCACCTCGTCGTAGCCGTTGATTTCGTGCATGTGCGTTGCAAACAAGAAGGTGCAGCCCACTCGGTGCAGGTGCGCCAGTCCCGCGACGAAGATGGCAATTGCGGAGTCCATTTCCGTGCCGCTGCACAGCTCGTCGCCGAGAATGAGACTGCGGTCGGTGGCCGTGCGCAGGATGACGCGCAGCTCGCTCATTTCCACCTGGAACGTGGACAGCCCCTTGAACAGGTTGTCGTTGCCCAGAATGCGCGTGAAGATGGTGGTGTAAGGACGGAAGGTTAATGCAGAACACGGCACGTAGAGCCCGGCCTGCGCCATGATGATGGCGATGCCGATGGCGCGAATGAGGCTCGTTTTGCCGACGGCGTTGGTGCCGTAAATCAGCATGCCCCGGGACGTGCCTGTGCCTTCGCCCACAGGGACGACCGCACCCCCATTGCCATCGGCCGCATTCGCTAAGCCTAGCGCCACGTCGTTGGCCACGTAGGTTTCGTCCTCGTTCAGCCGCTCAATGAGGCAGTGGCGCAGGTCCCGCGCGTCAAAAAACGACTTTGCGGAATCGGCCATAATGGTCGGGCGACAGAACTTGTATTTGACGGCAATGTGGCACTGGTTCTGCAGCAAGTCCAGCGTGGTCGCGAAATGAATGAGCTGCTGGAACGCGGGATCCCAGTCCCGCAGCTGATCCACGAAATCATCGTAAATTTTGGCCACGCATTCTTTTATTTTTTGTTTGGACACAATGATGCCGCGACACAGCTCGGTCAGTTGCGGGCTCGTGATTTCGTGGTTTGCGCTGGTGGCCTTGGGAAACGTCAACGCTAATAAAGAAAAGGGGTCATTGTTGGGTCCAATGCGCACTTGATCCAGCTTCTGCTGCTTGATTTGGTCGGCCAGCAGCTTGGTGCGTCGGTTCGTGGCCTGCAGAGACACCCCTTGCACGGCGGTTTCGTGGATCTTCACCACGTCCGAGTCGCTGGATCGGGTTTTCTCTCCACACAAAACGAGAGAATTTAAATAGGTTCTTATTGAGGCCAGCGTTTTAATTCCGGTTTCGTTTTTTAACCGCGCCGCGTCCAGCTCGGCGCTAATGCCGGGGCGCACAAAGTCGCAGTCGCCGAGATCGGCACCTGCGTTGGCGCACTTGTCCATGTGGAACGTGGTGTCCAAATGCAGTCGCAGCCGTGCGCAAATATCGGAAACCGATTCCAACGCAGTCGCAGTGGCAGTCGCAGTCGTGTTCGGGTTTGTTGCGTCCAAATATGACGCCGTGGTGGAGTCAATTGCCGAATGCAGCTCGCCGATAATAAATAAGCTGCCGTAAAACGAGTGCAGCATTTGGGGCGGGAACTTGCGCAGCATGATCAAGCGGTTGAATTTTTCCAGATCCTTGAGCTGCGCCAACTGGGGGCGCCAGGCGTCGGTTGTTGAAAGCAAGTGCGCGGTGATGTCGTACTCGCGCTGAATTTTAGGAACGGAGCAGGAGGGGTTCAGCAGCCGGGTGCGAAAGTGGCGCGCGCCCATGGGCGTCATGCAGTTGTTCAGCAGCCGGTACACGGAGGAGCACTTGCCCTTGGCGCCGTTGTCGTCGTCAATGATGTTGAGCTGCTTGAGCGAGTGATTGGCGAGCACCATGCGGTCCGAGCAGTTTTCAAATGCGGGCTCGGCAATGCGGTGCACCAGCTGCGGGTTGTGCTCGTGCACGAAATTCAGCAAGTACGTGAGCGCCTGCGTGGCGAACTCGTACGTGGTGAACTGCATTACCCCGGATCCCGTCACGGATCCGAAAAACCGGGACATGATTTCGCGCTGATACACTTGATTTTTGGATTTATGCACTGCGGCATGTTCGGAAGCTGGGCGGTGGATTAGCCGAGCGCAGGCGGTCATGCCGGTAAAATTCAGTAAATCGTCCACCTGTTTCTGAGAGAAATTATCGGTAATAAGGATGACCTCGCTCGGCGCGTGCGCGGAAATGAAGCGCTCCAATTCGTCGTACGTGGTGGGCGCGTGCATGACCTCCGTTTCGGCTTCAAACACGCTGGAACGCCCGGTGAAGACGTCAATGTTGGCCATGCCGATGACGGTTTTGGCGCGCATGCGCTCCAGCCAAATGCAGGCCACGCAGTTGGACAAGGCGGCCGACTCTGCGGTGAAGAACGTGCCGGGGGAATACACACCGCTCAGGGCGCGCTCCTCCTTGATCTGCGCGTCCTGGGAATGCACCACGGCCGTGTACCCTAATTCCTGCAACCGGTTCAAATACTTTTCCAGACTGTAATCCCGGAATCCGGCCATGAGGATGCCGGGCGACTTGTTGGCACAGGCCAGCTCGCACGCGCGGCAGAAGTCGTCAATTTGTGCGCGATCCGTGGTTTCGCCGTAACATTCGTAGAACGCGCCAACCTGCATTAAGAGGAACGTTTTGGGGCCGTATTTGGTTGCCGCTTCTTTGTTCAAGCGCAAATATTCCTTGATGAGAGACATTGTATGCCCCTTTGTTTAATATTCATGCTTATCTCTCTTTATATGTGTTTCATTTTGTGTTTTATGACGTGTTGTCGTCCGACTGCATGAAGTTGTGCAGCATCACGTGCTTGTTTGTGTTGTTGATTTCGCCCGTCATTTTTGCGGATTCGTATATGTTGCGCAGCACGTCGGGCGGCGCATCCGACCCCACCTTGATCAACCCGTGTTCGTGCAGGTATTTGCGTATTTCCACGATGGACTCGCGCCGCAAAACTCCGTGCTCTTCTTGAATGCGACGGCGGGTGTCGCTGTTTTTTATCAGAACCCCCACCACGTTGCTGCCCGGCGTTTTGCCGAGCTTGTATTTTTTAGTGATGGTTTGTTTTATTTTGGTTATCAATTTAATGGACGAGTCTGGATCGGGTGCCTCTGCCTCTGCTTGTGCCTGTGCCTGTGCTTGTTGTGATTGCGTGTGAAAATTAGCTTGAATCTCCCGCAATTTGCGTTGTCTTTCCTGAATCATTGGATCTGAATCAGACGGTGAGTCAATTGGTTCGCTGTTGCTGTTGCTGTTGCCGATGCCATTGTCGTGGAACAATGATTTTTTCATGGTGGTGTTGTGCGGTTCCGGTTTTTGCACGCGATGATATGTGCGGTAGGTTGGTTTGTTTCCACCGCGCAAACAACCGTATGGCACGTCCTTTAACAAAACTGGATTTGGATTTGGATTTGGATTTGGATTTGGTTGTTCCAATTGTCCGAATTGCATTGGTTCCTGAGGCATGACCGGAGGCATGACCGGAGGCATGACCGGAGGCATGACCGGAGGCATGACCGGAGGCATGACCTGATGCATGACCTGAGGCATGACCGGAGGCATGACCGGAGGCATGACCTGAGGCATGACCTGAGGCATGACATGAGGCATCATTGGATTTATTTGTAATTCAGGGGGTAATTCAAGTGACACTTGTTGAAGCATTTGCATTTGCGGTTGAAGCATTTGCATTTGCGGTTGAAGCATTTGCGCCCTGGGAGTTTTTTGTTTTCGCGCCTCTTTTTTTTTATTGATGAGCTGTTCCAAATAGTTTGCCGATGATTTGTACTGATTTGCCAAATCTTGGTCGGATGGTTGTGATGGTTTTGATGGTTGTGGTTGCGATGGGTGCGAATCAGGCGCAGGCGTTTCTTCATTGCGACGCCGGTAATCCTTTATTTTTTTTAGCAAATTGTGTCTGGCGGTGCTGGGACGAATGAGGGCGGCGGGTGGTTTTTGTTTCCGCTGTCGTTTCATGGTGGCGGCATTGTGGGATGATGCAGCACCGCCGAGCGAATCAATTGTGATTTGTTTTTTTAAAGAAGTGTTGTTCATATAAATTGCTAACTTAAATCAAATAAACAACTGCAACAAATATATGTCATAATATAAAATATTATGGCATATATTGCACATTGATTGGGGGTATTTATAAATACATGGACGAGAGCCCACTTTGGGGGGATTCTTTGCGGCGTTTGACTTCCTCGTTGGAAACAAACACGGCCATGCCCTTCTCTAAATCCGCGCGCGTCAATCGCCGTTTTTGGTCATCGGATGAACCGAATATGCGACGGCCGTGCGCAATTTTTGCACGGGACAGCAGCGTTTCCATGTCGCGCCCGTAGCACGTGAAATATCCCATGTTGTCCTCAAACCAAGTTATGGCAACCGGTTCGCGCAGTTCCCAGCCGCAGTCGTGCACTTTCTTTTCGTATATTTTCGCAAGTTGCGTCGGCGTGTAGTCGTCAATATTGAACCGCCACGTGAAGCGCGAATTCAAGCCCGGGTTGGCGCTGAAAAAGCACTCGTTCAAATCCTTTTCGTACCCGGCGACAATGACCATGAGGTCGGACTTGTGGTTGCTCAGCGCTTCGCACAGCGTGTCAATGCACTCCTTGGAAAAGGAGTCGCGCTTGTCCGCGTTTCCGAGCGCGTACGCTTCGTCAATGAAGAGCACGCCGCCCAGACACTCCTTGATGACGTCGGCCGTTTTAATGGCGGTTTGTCCTAAATACCCGGCAATCAAATCGGAGCGCGTCACCTTTCGGAACTTGCTTTTGCGCAGCACGCCCATGCGGGAGAAAATGGCGCCGATCAGCTGGGCGACCTCGGTTTTTCCGGTGCCGGGCGGGCCATAAATCACGGTGTGCATGTAGTCGTTGAATGCGCCGCCGCCTTTTTTATCCGTTTTGTCGGTTGGGTGCAAGTGCAGGTCCTGCATGAAGTAAATGATTTGGTCCACCACGCGTTCTTTGAGGGAGTCCATGCCGACCATGGCGTCCAGCTTGCGCAGCGGCTCCGAAATGCGGTGCAACGCGCGCACGTTGACGTTGCATTCCACGTTTTCGGCCACGGGGTGCTCTTTCGCAATGCGCAACAAGTCGGCAATGCCGGTGATTTCACAACAAATGGTGACGCGTTCAACCACCGGCTGCTTGGCGGGGGGGGGATCAAGCCGAGGACCCACAATGTGCGGACTGTCAAACAGCGCGGCAAATGCGGCATCGTTTGATTTGATACAATCTGCCAATGGTTGGTGGGGTTTCATTTGTTGGACACAATATGCAATGGACAAATGCGCGCTTAATGTGATTCACAGTTTTTTTTTATATCGTTTATTTTCATTCATTCGTCATGCTGTCTGAATGCGAATGCTGCAACCTGAAGTTTTGCTTGTCCCCCCAACCGGTGGATATGTAATACGGCCACACCACCCAATGATGCGGGGTCAAATGCGTGGAGAAGGTTGCAGTCACTGTGTCGGCGTAGGCGGTTAAATCATTTCGCCACAAGGAGTGGTTGGCATCCGTGTCGATAGACACATAAATGAATTGAACATTGCGCATGTCTATGGGTGGCAGGGTCAATGTGTGCGAGAAACTGGTGGTGGTGGCGGTGGCGACAGTCAAATCTTTGAACACTTGCTTGTCCCCCCATCCGGTGGATTTGTAATACGGCCACACCACCCAATGATGCGGGGTCAAATATGTCTTGAATTTAACGTTCAACGTGTCAACGTGGGTGATCAAATCATGCCGGCACAAAGAGGCGTGATCATCCGTGTCGACCGACACATAAATGAATTGAACATCGTGCATGTCTATGGCTGGCAGGTTCAACGCGTACACGTACTCGGTTAATTCGTCCGCCTTTTCTTCCAACGGAATTGCGCCGTTGCATATGGATTCAATGAACCGTTTCAACTCTTTCAACTGCGCGGATTCCCCGTCGGGATAATACGTGTCCAAGAACCATTTGCGAGGGGTGCATGATGCGTTCAACACACGATGCAGTTGAGCCATGACGTCGTCCTGTGATTCAAAAAATGCCCCGGTGCAGTCGTTCACGTATTTCCACCCCCCAAAAATGTGCTTGTTCACAAGAATGGGCGTTCCTTTGCACAATGCTTCAGTGAGAATGCGGGGGGATGCGTCCGACACGTTGGGAACAAACATGACGCGCGATTCTTCAATCGTGTCCAAAAACTCGTGCCACTTCAAATACTGCTTGTATGAAACGCCCGGCAATTCAAAATCACTCGGCGCAGTCCGGCCAATCACCAAAACGGTCAAGCCCGCGTCCGACATTTTTTGAAAGCATGCCTTTGCCAAATTCCAATTTTTGTGGTATTGATGAAAGTCGCAATCACTGGCGGCATTGTAGATGACGTCATATTTTTTAACCAATCCTTTTGGCGCGGTGGCGTCGTTGAGATGAGGGTAGTCGGATTCGCTGAACATCAATTGCGGAACATCGTACAACACCGGTTCCCTTGAACACGTGAGCCAGCCGTCAATTTGGGTCATAATGGAGCGATGCTCCTCGGTTTGAAGCATTGCTGACCGAGAGTTGTGGATGATGTCCGGTTCGTGCATGAAGGGATAATGTCCAAACGAGGATATTCCAATCATTAAGTATCCCCGTTGTTTCAATGCATGAAACGTGCGGATTTGATCTGCATACAACGGCGCGGACACCACGCAAATTTTGGCTCGCTTGCCCCCCACGTGAATGGATTGAAAGGGAAACCCGTGAAAATCGCTAGTCCATGACTGAAGCGAGAGTGTGTCATTTGTCTGCGTCATTGTGATGCGATGTGATAGTAAATGGGGAGGAGGGTTTAGCGCGCGCAATAAATGAAATGACATGACTGCGTCTATATTGTTTTTCATCCATAATTTTCATTCATACAATCAATTTAAACATAAAAATTGATTTGATTATTAGCCAGTCCAACGACCATCACAATCAAGAACACATCATCATCATCATTCCATTCCAATGACGACGACATTGCAGCCATTACAGACATTACAGGACGAAATTGAAGCCGCCATCGGCCAATACGTGGAGGAGCCGTGGGACATGATCGGTTCGTATTTTGAGAACGGGCATTTGGAGCGGCTGGTGCGGCACCAGCTGGAATCCTACAATGAATTTGTGAGCAATCAAATTGAGCGCACGATTGATATGTTCAATCCGGTGCACATTGCATCGGAGCAGGACTACGACCGCGTGCTCAAGAAACATCGCCTGGAAATCGTGGTGGAGTTCAAGCACTTCAACCTGTATCGTCCGCAGATCCACGAGAACAACGGCGCCACCAAACTCATGTTTCCGCAGGAGGCCCGACTGCGGAATTTCACGTATGCCTCGTCCATGACGGTGGATGTGAAAATCCAGATCATCGTGCGCACGGGCACGGATCTGGAAAACGTGCAACACCACCACAAAATGCTGCCGAAAATCCCGATCGGCAAGCTCCCCATCATGCTGAAATCCAGTATTTGCGTTTTGAAGCAGTGCAATCACATGAGCCACCAAGTGACGGGGGAGTGCAAGCACGACGCGGGCGGCTACTTCATCATGCACGGCAGCGAGAAAACCGTGCTGGGACAGGAGCGCGCGGCCGAGAATCGCGTGTATTGCTTCAACGTGTCCAAGGGGAACACCAAGTGGAACTGGGTGGCGGAAATCAAGTCCGTGCCCGATTACAAGTGCATCTCTCCGAAGCAAATCAACATGATGGTTGCGAACAAAAACAACGGGTTCGGGTTCCCGATTTACGTGCAAATCCCGCGCATCAAGCAGCCGGTGCCGCTGTTCACACTGTTTAGAGCGCTGGGCGTACTCACCGACCGCGAAATCTGCGAAATCATTTTCCTGGATTTGGCCGCCGACCCGGCGGCATTGCACGCACTGCAGGGGTCCATCATTGATTCCAACACGGTCCTCGCGCAAGAGGACGCGCTTAAAATCGTGACGGGGCATGTCATGTACACCCCGATCAACATGGACAAGGAGTCGGGCGCCAAAAAAAAGCGCGATTTCACGGTGGAGATTTTGAAGAATGATTTGTTCCCGCATTGCAGGACGGAAAAACAGCGGCTGTATTTCCTGGGATACATGGCCAACCGGCTCATTCGCGCCAGCAACAATGCGGATGGGTCGTCTCGTCAGGACGACCGCGATTCGTACGTGAACAAGCGCGTGGACACGACCGGCGCGCTGCTCAACAACTTGTTCCGCAACTACTTCAACAAACTGGTGAAGGACATGAGCAAGCAAGTCATTCGCGAGATTAACACGGGGTCGTGGCGATCCACGGACGACTATTTGAGCATTGTGAACTCCACCAACGTCTACAAACTCATCAAGTCGTCCACGATTGAAAACGGGCTGAAGCGCGCGCTGTCCACCGGCGACTTCGGCATAAAAAATGTCAGCACGGCGAAAGTGGGGGTGGCGCAGGTTTTAAACCGGCTCACGTACATCTCCAGCTTGAGCCATTTGCGGCGCGTCAACACGCCGATCGACAAGAGCGGCAAGCTCATTCCGCCGCGCAAGCTGCACAACACCACGTGGGGGTTTCTGTGTCCGGCCGAAACGCCCGAGGGGGGCAGCGTGGGCGTGGTGAAAAACATCAGCTACATGACGCACGTCACCACCATCAGCAATTCGGACAACATTCGCGAGCAAATCATGCCGTTCATTGTGTCGCTGGATGTCGCCACGCACGCCGAAATGCACTCCAATGTCAAGGTGTTTGTGAACGGCGCCTGGATCGGCGTAACCACGGATGCGGAACGGCTGTACGCCACCTTCAAGGACAAAAAAACGCGCGGAATCATCAACATCTACACGTCGGTGGTGTTTAATTACAAGAACCAAGAAATCCGCATTTGCACGGATGCGGGGCGGATCACGCGTCCCGTGCTGCGCGTGAACCCGAAAACCGGCGGACTCTACGTGACGAAGGACATCATCCGGCGGCTGCGAAGCAACGAGCTGGGCTGGGACGATTTGCTGACGGATTTGAGGATCCCGGATGCGGTGATAGAATACGTGGATCCCGAGGAACAGAACTTCAGCATGATTGCCATGAAGCCGTCGGACCTGCATTTGCCGCGCGACGACGCGTTCAAATACAAATACACGCACTGCGAGATTCACCCCAGCACCATATTCGGCGTGATCGCGTCCTGCATTCCGTTCCCGGAGCACAACCAGTCGCCGAGGAACACGTACCAGTCGGCCATGGCGAAGCAGGCGATGGGCATGTACGTGACGAATTTTGACAAGCGCATGGACAAGACGGCGTACGTGATGACGTACCCCTCGCGTCCTTTAGTGGACACGCGCGTCATGGGCATGATCAAGCTGGACAAGATTCCGTCGGGGGGGCCGGTGATTGTGGCGATCATGACGCACACGGGCTACAACCAGGAGGACAGCGTGTTGATGAACCAGGGCTCCATTGATCGCGGCTTGTTTCAGACGGTGATTTACCACACCGAAAAGGACGAGGACAAGAAGATCAACGGCGACGAAGAAGTGCGGTGCAAGCCCGATCCCGCCAAAACCAAGGGCATGAAATTCGGGAATTACGAAAAGGTGAACGCCAAGGGCGTCATGCCGGAAAACACGCTGGTGGAGAACCGCGACATCATCATTGCAAAGGTGGTGCCGATCAACCGGAACGATCCCACGAAAGTGTTGAAATTTGAGGATCAGAGTCGCGCGTATCGCACGCAGGAGGAGTCCTACATTGACCGCAACTTCTTGGAGCGGAACGGGGAGGGCTACTGCATTTGCAAGGTGAAGGTGCGCACGCTGCGCAAGCCGGTCATCGGGGACAAGTTCAGCTCGCGACACGGGCAGAAGGGCACGCTGGGCAACATCATTCCGGAGCGCGACATGCCGTTCACGGCGCAGGGGCTCCGTCCCGACATCATCATCAACCCGCACGCCATTCCGTCGCGCATGACGATCGGGCAGCTGAAGGAGACGCTGCTGGGCATGGTGTTGGTGGAGCTGGGCTTGTTCGGCGACGGCACGTCGTTTGGCGAGCTGGACATTGAGACCATTCGTAAAGAGCTGTTCAAACTGGGGTACGAGTGCAACGGCAACCAGCTGATGTACAACGGGCTCACGGGGGAGCAGATTGAGACCAGCGTCTTCATCGGTCCCGCGTTTTACCAGCGGCTGAAGCACATGGTGAACGACAAGCAGCACAGCCGGTCCATCGGGCCGATGGTGAATTTGACGCGGCAGCCGGCGGAGGGGCGCAGCCGCGACGGCGGGCACCGGTTCGGCGAAATGGAGCGCGACAGCATGGTGGCGCACGGGGCGTGCCGGTTCACGCGCGGGCGCATGTACGATTCGTCGGACAAGTACCAGGTGTACGTGTGCAAGTGCTGCGGCATGATTGCGGCGGTGAACGACAAGATGGGCATACACTGCTGCCACATGTGCGAGAATCGCACCGAGTTTGCGTATGTGGAAATTCCGTACGCGTGCAAGCTGCTGTTTCAGGAGCTGCAGACCATGAACATTGCCCCGCGCATCATGACGGAATAAGGGTTTGTATTTGTATTTGTAGTTGTTCCATAAAATTATATCATGATATATATATGATATATATATGATGAAATATATATACTATTTTTATTTCAATGACAACCAATATGAGCAAAACAAAATATAATGGCACAAAATTACCATCACATTTAGATAATCCATACGATGTGTTAATGATGTATTTGGGCGAGAAAAGTCTACCTATACTGAAATATATACATTTTACACCAAATGCATTAACGTTAACTGGTGGAATGTTTATGATTTTAAGTATTGCATTCATTTTAAAATACAAATTCGCATGGGCTGCTTTGTTTTATGCTATCGCGTATTGGTTTGATTGCGTAGATGGACAATATGCGCGACATTATGGACTTACATCAAAGGGGGGGGAACAATTAGATCATTTTGTCGATGCAGTTAGAAATATTTTAACTTGCGCATCAATTTATATTATAAAAATACCTATTTTTAAAAAGCTTATATTTGCGGTATTATACACAATTTCTACATTAACAAATGTATACGCAAGTAATTGCACTCAAAATTATTATTACTTTAATTCAAACACACATGATAAATACCATATGAAAGACCAAATGCAGTTTTGCAAGGATCAACCTAACCAACAATTGAAATATGTTCGTTACTTCGGTTCTGGAACAAAGATAGTAGTCATTATTTTATTTTTACTTCATTTGAGTTTAACTTGCAAATAATCCAACAATTACACGACGCTGCCCTATTTGTTTTTTTTTATCAAATATATTATATATCGCAATTATAAACTAAACCAACGCATAAATAAATGTCTACGTCAATTGGGTATTCTTCTGCCATGTCCGGCGTGACTCGGAATCCGAACTCGTTTGTGTCTCCAAACAGCCAGCCCAGCAATTTAGGCGGCGGTTACAACGGCTATTCACCCGCGCTTTTAGGTGGCGGTGCGGGCACGCACGGCAGCAGCGGCATGGAGGGTGGCAACGAACGCAGCATGGACCGCCTTTTGCTGAGGCAAGCATGGAACGGGCAATACGCGTCGGGCGACGTCAACGGCCGCAAGCCCGTGTGCACCCCGTTTCGCCGCGTGAACAACGCGGGCGATTATTTAGGGCGCCAAAATTATGTGTCGGGCGGGTCGGATCAGGTGCAGGGCAGGGTGCGCAGCTCTGCCATCGGCGCGTGGAAGATGTTTGCGGGGCACGTGCAGGCCACCAACGACGGCACCGGCATTCCCTCGTCCACGTGCAACGTGAAGTACGTGTATGACGGCTCCGACTACACCACGTTTAAGAAGAACCAAGCCATTAACCGCACGTACAACGACAAGTCGTTCGGCGGGGACGAAAGCAACGCCTCTCAAAGCGCTTGGCGTCGTGTGCGCCGATATTAGCCACGCATGTATCCATTAATGTATCCATTATATTAATTGTTTATTATATACACATAAATACAATAAACATGGTGCAGTTGGTGTATGTTAGACCCCAGTTCAACGGGCCGCCCGATCAGGGCATTCTGATTAAGCAGGCCGGCAACAATGCGGTGCTGTCGTGTCCGTCGGCCATGCCCGCCAAGTTTTACCCCAGCGATGGCGGCAATGATTTTGCAATGGGGCGGGCCGTTTACCTGCGCACGTTGGGCGGGGCAAATTACGCCAGTCCGACAAGCAGCGCTTACTGCCAGGGCGGGTTCAAAAAATGGGCAAGCCAGAACCATGACACCGAACTCTACATTGAGAGAAAACGCAACAATGCAATCGGACAGTCGTCCATCAACGCCAACGGCGTGCCCCTGGCATTTAGGAGCAATGATAACACCATTCGCAACACGCGACTGCAGCGGTGCCGTGCGGGTGGCTGCACTGCGCCGCGCAAAAAGGGCGCATTGAACAGCGGGTTTCAATCGGGCGGCGGATCCGCGCTCACGACCACCGGCGGAAACCGGCAAATTGTAGTGGGATCCACCATTGTTGCCGCGTATCAATAAAATAAAATGTTTGCGTATGACATAAACAAATAATGACCACATTCGGCGTCTTTGATCCTGCTACTTATGCAGCTGCTTTAAATTATGTTAATGCAAATAATGAAGCGCACGTGGGCGCGATAGGAGACGAAACTCCGACTCGTATGACGTATGCTGATACGGTCGTCATGGAGTTCCCACCTAATTACAGTGAGTCGCGATATGATATTGCGGAACAATATACAACAAAACACCAAGCAGCAGCAGCACCAGCAGCAGCAGCAGCAGCAGCAGCAGCAGCACCAGCAGCAGGGGGCAGAAGACGTAATGGCAGAAGACGTAATAGCAGAAGACGTAATACAAAGGGGCATATCAAATACAGAGGTGGAAGAAAGTCTAATAAGAGAATGCGAAGGAGTTGTCGCCGGTAACTTGTCGCCGGTAACTTGTCGTAATGAAATAATTAATATGGATATATTATATAAATGGAATGCACTGAGGAAGTATTGGCCAACGCTAGAAAATTATTACTCATAAATCCGAGTCTTAATGCCAGATACACTATAGAAAATATGACACTGACATCCGAACCGTATCTTGAAAATAATTACCAATTGGTGGTGGAACCAGCAACCAAACTGAACATGACGCCAAGTGCTTACATTGAGGGGCTGCGTGCGTGCCTTCGGACTCAAGAATTTAATCTCACAAATAGGACTGGCGGCACACGCAGAAGACGCAGAAGG